TCTTGAAAACGGAAAAGAGTATAAGACTAGAAATCCTTTAAATTTCTATGCTAAGGGAGAATATTTAACAATTAGTCCTGTTAAAAAAGGACATACATCTTCACCAAGATATAGAGGAATTTTAACTATAATTCCTAGAGGTTCAAGTTTAAGAGTAATAAATACAATAGATATTGAAAAATATCTATTACAAGTTGTTGCAAGTGAAATGCCAAGAAGTTTTGGTGTTGAAGCATTGAAGGTACAAGCTGTTGCAGCAAGAACTTATGCTGTCAGTGATATACTAAAAGGTAAATATGCTAAAGATGGTTTCCATATAAAAGATACTGTTGAAAGCCAAGTATATAATAACCAAGTAGAAAATGAAGATGCAACTCGTGCTATAAAAGAAACAGCTGGTGAAATTATGACTTATGATGGTATGCCTATAGATGCTAAATATTTCTCAACATCTTCTGGATTTACAAGCCATGCTTCTAATGTGTGGTAATAGGAGAGCTCACTTTTTTTTAAAATTTCTCTTGACTTAAAAAAGAGGAAGTGATCTTATAAACGTAAGAAAAGCCTTATTAATTAAGACTAATTGAATCGGGAATGACGGTAAGAATATCATTCACTCGTATGAAGACTGGATTGTTCCAGTCTTTTACTTTTTGTAGGAGGAAAAATGGTAAAAATAGAAATTGTTTCTATTAAAAAAAGTTTTTTCAAATTTGCAATGACAGTGAATTATTACATAATGATGATTTAAAAAGACCTTATCTTATAATTTTAAAGCTAAAATATAAAGATAAGAATATAGATTTTGCTATTCCTTTTAGATCTAATATTCCACCAAGTGCTAAAGAGTGGGAATTTTACCCCTTGCCTCCAAATAGTACAACAAAAGAAACTTACCATCATGGATTACATTTTATAAAAATGTTTCCAATAAAAAAAGAATATAAAGAAAAATTTTATACTTCAAAAAATATATTTTTTCAACAAGTTATTGAAGCTAAAATAAAAAAAGATTTAAAATTAATAGTTGAAAAAGCACAAAATTATTTAATAAAATATGAAGAAGACATTATCAATGAACATTCAGTAAATATTGATAAAATAATAGAAATTTTAGACTTATAAAGAGAGGTTTTAGCCTCTCTTTTATTTTTTAAAAATTTCTCTTGACTTTTGTCGGACATTATTGTATAATTTTGTCAGACAAAAGGTAGGTGATGAAATTGCTTAAAAAAATAGGTCGTCCGACTGATGAACCGAAATCTCATAGAATAACTGTTAGAATTGATGAAGAAAGCAAAAAAACTTTAGATGAATATTGTTTAAAAAAAGAAGTCAAACCAGCAGAAGCTATAAGAATTGGGATAAAGAAGTTAAAAGATGACTTAGAAAATTGAAATAGAGTGTTATACCCCGCTAAAAGTATTAAACACTCTACCACCAAAGTATTGGTATGTAAATATTATACACTGCATACCTCTATTTTGGCAACTAAAAAATTAAAATGGAGGTATTTTTTTATGGAAAGAGAAAATAAAAATTTATTATTGTATTTTGTAGAATTAGGAGCAAGAAAAGGAATTTTAAAAGATAGAGTAGCAGAAGAAAAGGAAAAGCTATTTGAAATATTATCAGAAGTTGAAAAGATTTTAACATCAACTAATAATAATCAATTAAATATAAAATTAGAAAATATGGTTAATGATGTAATAGAATTAACACAACATCAATATTTTGAATATGGAAAAATTGCTAATACTATTGAAGAAGAATATCAATTAAATTACAATCCATTTGAAAGAAAGGCTGATTAAAATGGAAGAAAAGACAATAAATGAATTGTTTGGACTATTAAAAGAAATTGTATTAATCATAAATGGAGGTAACAAATGAATAATAACCAATTACAAATTATAGATGAAAGAGAATTATTAGGAAAACAATTAAGAATATATGGAGATTTTCAAAATCCATTATTTTTAGCAAAAGATGTTGCTGAATGGATAGAGCATAGTAATGTTACTAAAATGTTAAATGGTATTGATAAAACTGAAAAAATAGTAATAAAGATACCCTCTAACAATTTGTTAGTGGGTCTACAAAGCAATACAGAATATACATTTTTAACAGAAGAAGGTTTATATGAAGTTTTAATGCAAAGTAGAAAACCAATAGCAAAAGAATTTAAAAAGAAAGTTAAAGAAATATTAAAAGATGTTAGAAAATATGGAATGTATGCCACAGATGAATTATTAGACAACCCAGATTTAATAATAAAAATGGCAACTAGACTAAAAGAAGAAAAGACAAAAAATAAAGAACTCGAAGATAAGATGAAAGAAGATAAACCAAAAGTATTATTTGCTGAAGCAGTATCAATAGCAAAAAATACCATATTAGTTAGAGAAATGGCAAAGTTAATAAAGCAAAATGGAATTGATATGGGAGAAAAAAGACTATTCATTTGGTTAAGAGAGAATGGATATCTAATAAAGAAAATAGGAACAGACTATAATATGCCAACTCAAAGGTCTATGGACTTAGGATTATTTGAAATAAAAGAAAGTCCAGTGCTTCACTCAAGTGGAGAAATTGAAATAAGTAAGACACCAAAGATTACTGGTAAAGGGCAGCAATATTTCTTAAATATATTTTTAAAAGATATAGCATAATAAACATCAAGAGGAGTATAAAAGCTCCTCTTTTTTATTTAAAGGAGAGTGATTGAATTGGGATAGCAAGAAATATAAAAATATTAGTGTTTTATGAAGGTGTAAACATCACAGAAGAAATTCAACCCAGTATTTCGTCATTAACCTATACTGATAATTCTAAGAATGCTATTGATGATTTGGAAATGGATATTGAGAACTTAGATTACAGATGGCTTAATGAATGGTATCCTGATGAAAATGCAAGACTACTTGTCGGAATAGTTCAAACAGAAAACGGTAAACCTAGATTTTTGGATCTAGGCTCTTTTTATGTAGATGAGCCTACTTTTAATAATCAAAGGTTATCATTAAAATGTTTAGCTTTACCATTAGACCAGACTATCAGAGAACAAGTAAATAGTGTAGCTTGGGAAAAGATAACTCTTAAAGAGTTAATATCAAAAATAGCTACAAAACATGAGTTGAATTATGAGCTGCATTGTGATGATATATTTTTTGATAGACTGGATCAGGATAGAGAAACAGACCTTGGTTTTTTAAATAGAGTGCTATCTGAAACAGCTCTAAGTTTAAAAGTCACTGATGATAAAATCGTAGTCTTTTATGATGATGACTTAATTAAAGCAGAAAATATAGATGCTTTTAATATTAAAGACCCTAGGATTAGAAGTTTTACATTAAAAAAGAAAAATCAAGGTGTCTATGACAAGGTAGAGGTTAGTTATTATGATGCTGATAAAAAAGAACATATAGTGGAAACTATAACAAAAGAAGAATTAGAAAAAAGAAATGAGGTAACTTATGCTTGATGATGGTGGAGGATATTTAGAATTTAGAAAGAAATCTACAAAGAAAAGGACTAAGAAAAAGAAAACTAAAAAAATAAAAACAAAAGGAAAATCACAGGCAAAAAAGGTAGCTGAGAAAACTTTAAAAGATAGTTTAAAACAAGAGTATTCTATAAACTTAACTGTTGATGGAGATGTTATGTATTGTGCGGGTTGTATTATTGAACTTGATGAAAGTTTTGGTAGATTTGCAGGAAGATACATTATAGATAAAGTTACTCACAATGTTAGTGGAGACTATTCTTGTGATATTGAAGCCTACAAAGTTGGTGCTAGACAAAATGCAGAAGATAGAGCAAAAACAATAGATAAAGCTAAAAGAGATAAGAAAGAAAAAGAGAAAGAAGCTAGGAAGAAAGCTAGAAAAAAAGAAAGAGAAAAAAGAAAAGCTAAGAAAAAATTAAAAGAAAATAAAACTAATAGTAGTAGAGGTGGAGGGGGTGCATTTTAAAAATGCAGGATATTTTGAAACAAGGAGAAATTAACTCTATTGATGTTAAGAATGGAAAAGCAAGGGTTATATTCCCTGATAGAGATAATAAAATAAGTGATTGGCTAAATATACTGGTTCCATTTTCAGAATCGCATTCAGATAATTATCATCTCAAGGTAGGGCAAACTGTTATAGTTCTATCATTACCAGATATGATGGAGCAAGGTTACATCTTAGGTTGTCCTATGAGACCTTCAGGAATTTCAGAAGGAGAAGTAAAAAGGACATTCTCTGATGGTGGTTTCTATTCTTACAAAGATGGAGTTTTGACATTATCTCCTATCACAAAAGTAGTTATTAATGCAGATATGGAGATAAAAAAGACTTTAACTGTAGATGGAGATACAACTTTTAAATCTAATACTGATACAAAAGGTACCGCTATGCTGAACGGCATTAATCTTAATACTCATACTCACTCAGGAATACAACCAGGAAGTGGTAACACAGGAGGTCCATCATGATAGGAAGCTTAGGAGACATAATTTTTTATGCTAGTGACTTGAATGTATTTTCTTTAAAAAAAGAATTATCAAGAAGCAGAAAAGCTAAAATAACTCGACATGAGCCTATTTATGGGATTGGTAAAGTAAGACAACAAGGTAGAGAACTTATGGAAGTTAGTTTATCGATAGAATTGATAGCAGGACTTACTAAGGCTCCTAGTCTACATTTACAGATGTTAAAAGATTTTATGGAGTTAGGAAAATTCGCTCCTTTAATTCTTGGATATCATGTAATAGGAGAGTTTCCTTTTTTAATTACAGGGATAGAAGAAACTTTATCACATTTTAATGTAGTAACAGGAGAATTTGATTTTATAAATCTTGATATAACTTTACTTGAATATGTAGATGACCCTTTACAGTATCAAAAGAAGATAGAATACAAACAATCAGTAAAAACATTTTTAGGAATTGAGTATGAAGATACTGTTAAAAAATTACAAAAGAAGGTGTTTAAATGATTTATGTAATTAATTCAAAAGACGAAATAAACTATAATCCAAAAAATGATATAGAAGATGTAGTTAGAAATGTACATATGATTTTAAGGGTTACAAAGGAAGAACAGCCTCTTATGAGAGAATTTTCAATGGATAGTGATATGGTAGATAAGAATATACCTGTTATTAAAAATAAATTGATAGGTTTATTAATGACTAATTTAAAAAAGTATGAGCCAAGAGCATTATTAAATAATTTAGATTTAAAGTTAGAAAATAATGACTTAGAAGTAATTTTGGAAATTGAGGTGATTATATGATAGATGATACTTATGAAATAATAGATGCAAATGCTGAAGAATTAAGGCAGCAAATGCAAGAAAAGTTTGAAGAACTTAGCGGAAGGCAAATCTCTAAGTACTCTCCAGAAGGGCTTATCTTTGCTAGTGTTGCTTATCTAATTGCAATGAGAGAAGAAAACTACAATGATAATCTAAAGCAGAACTACTTAAAATATGCTAGAGATTATAGATTAGACTTATTGGGAGATAGATATGGCGATAGAGGACTGAGATTAGAAGAACAATATGCTAAAGCTACTTTTAGATTTTCTATCATATCATCTAAGCAGAAGAAAATTGTTATCCCAAAAGGGAGTTTGATTAGATATAATGACCTTTATTTTGAAACAAATGAAGAGTATTCTATTGCAGAAAATACGTTATATGTAGATGGAATTGCTACTTGCAAAACACCAGGAACAATAGGAAATAATATTCCTGTTGGGCACATCAACACAATGGTTGACTTATATCCTTACTTTTCTAAAGTAGAAAATATCTCAATTTCAAATGGTGGGACAGACCTGGAAGAAGATGAAGTATATAGAGAAAGATTAAGACTAGTACCTGACTCTTTTTCTGTTGCTGGGTCAGAAGGGGCTTATGTGTTCTGGACATTATCTACATCTCCAGAGATAGTAGATGTGACAGTTAAAAGTCCAAACCCTTGTGAAGTTGACATCTATGTACTTACAAAAGAAGGAGTACCTACTCAAGAAATGAAAAATCAAGTTTTAAAGGTTGTAAATTCTGATGAAATTAGACCCTTGACAGACAAGGTTACAGTTAAAAGTCCTGAAGTTGTTGATTATAGAGTTGAGTTTGATTATTACATAAATAAAGCCGATGAAATTAATATTAACTCTATAAAAGCTAAGGTACAGACAGCAGTAAATGAGTACATAGAATGGCAAAAAAATAAGTTAGGAAGGGATATTATACCTGATGAACTTATTAAAAGATTAAAGCTTGCTGGAGTAAAGAGAACTGTTATCACATCTCCAATTTACAAAAAATTAGAACCACATCAGTTTGCTAAGTGTAATGCTAGTGTAGTAATCAATTACCTAGGAGTTGAAGATATATGATATTAATAAATGACTTGAAATTAACTGATATTGCTGCTGTATCTACTCTAGATGATATTACAACTAAATATATCTATGAGGCTATTGACTATGTGCTACAAAAAAGAAATTCTAATGTGAATATCGAGTTAAGAAAACTAGAAGTAATAGATTTAATGAATGAGCAAGAAATAAATATGTTATTGTGGGAATATACTATTTATCCTAAAAATATAACTCTTGAAGAAAAGAAAAAAATGGTTAAAAAGGCTATTTTTTCAAAAATAAATATGGGAACTACGAAAGTTTTGAAAGATGTCTGCGGATTACTCTATAAAGGGTTTGATGTAGAAGAATGGACTGAATATAATGGAAGACCTGGAACATTTAGAATTTATACAGATAAAAAAATTACAGATTCTAATGAGTACAGAGAATTAATTGAAAATGTAAATGCTAATAAAAATGTTAGAAGTCATTTAGATTATGTAGAGCTAAAACAGTCAAATAGCTCTAATTTTTTCATAAAAGGTTATAAGGAAATAACTTTAATAGCAACTAAGGAAAATAAGAAGAAAGATTTTAGCATAGAAAATATAATTTTTATAAAGGGTTATAAAGAAATAATAGGAGGTATAACTAAATGAAATTTAATGGAATAACTAAAAAAGGTAGAGAATATTTAGCGAAAATTCAAGCAGAAAATAAGCCAGTTAATTTTTCTAAAATAAAAATTGGAGATGGTAGGCTTGATGATTATGATAATCCTGCTGAGCTTGAATCATTAGTAAATCAAAAAGTTGAAAAAGGTATTTTATCTCTTAAACAGGAAAGTGATACAGTCATTTTAACTACTAATATAGATAATGTGAGCCTTAAAACTGGATATTATCCTAGAGAGATAGGAGTGTTCGTTAACGATAATGGACAAGAAATTATGTATTACTATATGAATGATGGAGATGAAACCTCTTGGATACCTCCAGAAACTGACGGGCCTTTTAAGATAGAATTGAAACTTAACTTAATAGCATCTAATGCTCAATCTATTATAGTTCCTAATTCTGGAAAAGATTTGTATATTACAAAAGAATTTTTAGAAACTAATTATACTCAAAAAGGCGGATATACAGGAACAGCTCAAGAAATTGATGATAGAGTAGTTTCTGCACTTGGGAAAGAAGATGGGAAATTCCCATTAACAGAAGCAGTAAAAGGGAATGTTTACTATTTTCCTGGAAATAAGAAATTCTACATCTGTAAAGAATCACAAAACAGAAGAGTAAGTGTTCCAGATGGGAATTTTGAAGAACTATCAATTTGGGGAAATCGTAAGAGATTGGAAAATTTCTCTAAACTTGAGAGTGAAAGATTATACGTTCCAAATGCAACTTTTGTAAAAGTATATAAAATTGCAGGTATGGTAACTCTTATAGTTGACAGTGGAACAGCATTTTTTAATAAAGCTAACACACCTATTTTTAATTTGCCTGAAAAGTATAGACCAAGTGAAACTCTATATTTTAGTGCTTCTTATAGAAATAGTACTAAATCTAATACATTTTTCTTACATAGTAATGGAAACTTAATAAAATCTGAAGCAGATGATAATGCTGGGGCTTATTATTTTACTATAACTTATCCTGCTAAAACAATTAATTAGCAGTTATATAAGCTATTGTTGTTTGTAGGTTTCTAACTGTTATTCCAGCATTATTATGGGTATAAAAATGTCCATTTGGCTCTAATCTAAGCCAATGATAGTCCATTTTAACACCCCCTGTACTTGCTATTGCAGAAAGATATTCTATATTTTTAGGTCTAAATTCAGAAGGTAAAGCTGTTGCAGGCATAATTACATCTTTATTTGCTACTCTTGCAAATTTTATTTCTAATATGCAAATATTCATTATTTTTAATGCTGTTAAATGCATGTACATATCTGAATTTACATCTTCTGTATTGTGATAACTGTAAGTCTTAACATTGAATAAATTTTCCAATCTATACAGATTCACTTATGATGAAATAAGTATCCTGATAAAAAAATGAAGGGAGGAATAAAAAATGAAAACAATAAATTTTTATAAAGGCACAGAATTAAAATATTCAGTATATTCCAATAGTTTAGAAGATGTCAAAAATAATCCACTTAATTATTTTCCTGAATATAC